CCGTTCCTCCCGATCCACCTCCAGCGTAGGTAACTTACACACCGGCAGCATAAGAAGATGCAGTCCCGTTACCTCCAGCACCAGATATTGTGCTGGAAACTGAAGCCGCCCCTGCCGAAGTCGCACCACCACCACCACCACCACAGTCTGACGACGCCCCATTACCCGCACCGCCATCATTGCCTTGCCCAACAGTGCCAGTTCCAGCCGTAGGGCCGTTTGGATTACCACCACCACCGGAGCCGCCATTGCCACCAGTTTGTTGACCAGCAGCACTACCGCCGCCACCGCCGCCAGTAGAAGTGATAGACGAAAATACAGAATTAGACCCCGCTGACCCACGTACAGTGTTTGATGTTGCCCCCACTCCTCCAGCACCAACAGTAACAGTTATTGCGCCAGAGCCAACCGCAAACGATGTAGCTGTGCGAAAACCTCCCGCACCGCCACCACCACCTCTGGAGTTACCGCCTCCACCACCACCTGCAATGACTAGATAATCCACTGCCGTTGGGGCAAGAAGAACAGGCGCTCCAGTTAGAAAGAAATTCTTAGCGGCAAACATTACGGCGTATAACCTTGAGCGATTGAACCATACCAATTTGTACCGTCAGCAATAAATGTCAGAATATCCATCTTGCCAGCAGTTGCGGTAATGGTCGGCGCACCGGCAGTGCCAAATTTTACGCTGGTGAAAGTCGCAGTCCCGTTACCGGTAGTGGCAGCTTGTTTGAGCAACAAAACAAAAGATTTGCCAGCAGTAGCAGTCGGCATGGTAAACGTGCAAGCCGTGGAAGCGGTCAAGGTTGCTGTTTGAACTGTGCCATTTGTTAGCGACAAGGTAGAGGAACTCGTTACCGTTCCGATGGCGACCACGGATTCGACGTAGTTTGTTACGGTCGGATTAGTCAGAACTGGCGTAGTCAGTGTCTTGGCTGTCAGGGTCTGTGTTGATCCCAAGTTAACCAAGGTATCTGTAGCACCGGGCAGGGTGTATGAAAAAGCACCAGTTACTACAAAAGTGCTAGCAAAACTGCCTGACATGGTAATGGTGCTTGCTGCATTATTAGCAACACCAGTTCCACCACCAGAAGCTGCTAGTGGGGCTGACAATACAGGAGCTGAGGAAAACGTCTGAACACCAGCAAAGGTCTGGGCTGTTTCTGTAGTTGCTAGAGTAGCTATACCAGCAGAAGTAAGACGAAGCTCAACCTTGTCTCCAGTTATATACGTCTGCCCAGTAGTGCCATCTTGAGCCCTAGTAATAGTAAAAGTATCTGTAGATCTTGCAGTTACTTTTATAACTTCTCTAGTAACGCCTGTAGCAGCATCAGCCAGAACACAATAAAAGTATTGTGCTCCAGCTAGAGTTGGAAACAGTGCTCCTGTGCCAGTAGCTACAGTCAGGCTAGTAACAACACTATTAATCCCTGAAGCTAGGGTTGTTGCAGCAAAGTTAGTAAATTGAATATTTGACATATTAGCTCACCGTTATAGTCCAGGTAACAGCAAGAGTATCTGTAGCACCTTTAGCAAAGGTTCCAGTCAGATACCGACTAAACATAGATCCTGCACTAGCAGCACTAAACAAACCAGCTTCTTCAATAGTTCCAGTGCCAACACCAGAACCAAAACTAGCTACAAACTGGGTAGTTACAGAAGTAGGGTTAGTGTTGGTAGTAGCTACACGCGCCAACTCAGAACCAATTAAAGCAGTTTGTCCAAGAGCAGGAGAAGTAGTACTAGTTCCTACTGCCATATATAAGAAACTAATACTAGGAACAGTAATTAAAGCACTAGCAACAAATGCTTTACCTACAGTAACAATCAAGTTATCGCTCTCCCTGTCCACCTTGATGTTGCCCATAGAGTCCGTTAAAACCATATGAACTCGACCTGTAAGAATTAATGGAGTAATAGAATTCATATTTAATTATCCTAATGTAGTGCCACCTAAAACTACAGAACCTATTGATCTATTTATTAAGAGTGTTGGTAAAACAGTTTCAGAAATAGTAATTGTTTCTGCAATAGTTATGTACTTAGTAAGAATAACATTAACTGACTCTGACAATGCTAAGGTACTAGTAGAACCAACAATTGTTCCTGTTCCTGCTAAAGTATATTTACCTAAGAAGCTTAATCCTAGTCCTTCATCTGTAGCTAAGTCTGGTAAGTATACTGGCTCATCAGAAACTATTTTAGTAACATATTTAGATACTACCTCATCTAAGCTACTAGTCTCGCCAATACTTGTAGTGTAGTTGATTGGAACAAAAGTATCTGCACCCTGTGGTCTAGCCCAAGGTACAGCTTGCGTATCTGCAACACCCCTTACAAAGTCTTGTGGTTGACGTTCTTCGTAGTCTCGAAAACAAACCCAAAGGTTATCCCAACGCTTGCGTAAGTCAGTACTCTTATATTGTTTTCCACAGACATCGCAGATAGCGTTCCAATTTCCTTTACTATATACGCTTATGTTAGACATAATTAAATAATGTTACTAGGTTTCTATTTACCAGGTGCAAGATAAGAGCGTAATCTTCCATACTCGCTATTAAAATGATTGTAGATTGAAGAGTTTTTTGGATGCTCTAACAATTCTTTAGCCTTTTGTACTTTTTTCAAATAGAGTTCTACGTCAGCAGGTATTTCAATATCTACTCCCTGTGCATTAGCTCCACGTTCCCATGCCTTACCTTTTCCGTTATAAGCCTTTATTGCGCCTTCAATAGTACCGCCTGCTTGCTTTAACCGAGACTTTTCTCCCAGAATTACCGCTGCCATTGCAGGACTAGCTGAGTCAATCTTAAAGTGTGGCTCGCCTTTATACTGTACCTTTGTATAATCTTCCCCTTCTTTCATACCCATCTTATCCAGATAAGACTTAAAACGTCGTGAAGCATAGAAGCGTTCATTCCCCTCAATTATCCCCATTCCTCCACCTTCTCCCTCCGTCATAGCCATTGGAAGAAGGTATTCTCCTAGTTCAGGAGTTAGTACTCCTTGAGTTTCTGCTAGGCGGCGAGCACGAGCAATACTAGCTACTTCTCTTGCGTTAAGTGTTTTTTCTGGATCTTGACGTAAAGACAAGTCTGATGGATGAAAAGGAAGCGTAGCATCATCTTCTATGCTTGGGCTTCCTGCTGCAACTCCATAACTTGGACGCAGCGGTGTTGGTTGAAACCACCGCTGCATCTGCGTCTTTGCTTCGTCAATCCAACCCATTGCTTTACTTACGCGTCAGAACCAATGGCAGGAAGTACAAATCCTGAGTTCATCGTCCCATCACCAATATAGAGATTATTAAACATCCCATATTGAACAGCAGTAGCTGTAACTAAAATAGCAGCAGCAACGTCTAGAGCGCGGATAGTGTTATTAATAACAATACCAGAGCCTGTGGTGGCACTAGTAGTAATAAAACAAGCTCCAGTAGCTGTATCTGTGTTAACACAGTAGACCTTATTATCTGCAATATAAGCTGCGGTCATTACTAGTGCTGCATGGCTTAGGAACTGGGACAAGTTATTCTGAGCAACAGTTTGAACAACATAGTTACCAGTCAACGTAAGTCCAGTCATTGTGCCAAGAACAACAATGGGAGCAACAGCTTTGGTTGTAGCGTCTGACTTAATGTAACAGTTAGATACTTGGAGATAATCAGCATTAACAGTTACAGTAGTTTTGACTGCTGACAAGAAGTTAAGAATTGCACTTGTATCAGTAAAGTCGCACTTATCAATAGTAAAGTAAGGAGCAGCACCAACAGTAAAGGCAGAAGTAATGCCCAAAAAGTTAGCAACAAACTGACAATTAAGAATTGATACATTAGCAGCACTTACAGCAATAGTAGCAGTTGCTGCGGTATCAAAAGTAAATTTAGGACGATTAGTACCAAAACCCAAACCAACTATTGCTACACCAGCAACGTCAAAAGACAGAGCAGTGGCACTAGAAATAGTTTCAGTGTGGCCCGGTTTAATAAAAATTACATCTCCACGATTAGCAACACAACGACTAATAGCGTATTCAAGAGTGCCAAACGGAGCATTGAAAGTACCGGGATTGCCATCAGAGCCGCCAACTTGCCCTGGCAAAACGGTAGCAGCATTAGACACCCAATAGACTTGGCCTGGGTGCGACTGCGTAAGTGGAACACCACGGATAGTTACGTTATTAAAACCACCGGGATAGTTAGAAGCTGGGCCAAGAGGCAGTGCCATTTTAATTCTCCTTTGTTGATATATGTGTTACACAAACAACACTACCTAAAATAGATAGCATCATCATTAGAGTGTTGTACTATTTAGTACGTTTGGGAACAGAGGGTGTAGGACGCTTACCCTTTTGCTTCTCACGTTCAAAACTCATTGTATTCTCCTTTGAGTAATACACGAAGAGGGGTTTATTCCTCTCCGTGTTATTAGTAACAAAGTATTGTTACGGGCCGTTGCTACCGTAGACAGCACGGGGATCACTCCAACCAAACGAATAACGCTCATACCCCTTAGCTTTCGCGTTCATGGTATCAAAGTCATTGTCTTGGTCAAACGTAACACCAACACGCTCGTAGTGCTTCATACCTGATTTACCAGGAATGGAGTTACGAATAAACCATGCGTGTGCTGCGGTAAAGTAGTGGTTAACGCAAAACCCACCTGGCAGATAGTTACCAGATTTAATGACGTTAATATCGTTGTTAGCACTACCTGTTTGGTAAGAGCTATTCAAGATACGCTGTGCATTAAATACTTCATTACGTGCAATGTGCAAAGTCTTCGGCATAACCGAGATCAGGAGACCACGATCATTCTGAAAGCCCATGATCGCAATCATGGCATCTTCCAGCGAAGCTTCACTCAAGTCAGCATCTACAGCCGGTTTATTAGACCACGTACCACCAGTCGTATTTGGATGGCTAGTCGAGCAAAGCTCTACCGCATCACCACCTTTATACGTGCTGTTGAAGGCACGGTTGTAGATATTGGCTGCTACGTTTTCTTTCGTTTGACGGAAAGACATTGCCAATGCTGCTGCACGTTTACGAGAGATCGTCTCATACAGATTGTCATCCAACTCTTCTTTCGTAACAATATAACCCATTGCATACGCGATGTGCGTATAGCGGGTAACAAAGCCTTGAACTTCTGAGTCGTACGTAACAGCCTGACCTTGGTTCTTAATCGGAACCAAACCGAAGCTGGTCAGTTGAACGTCTTCCTCGTAGTTTTGCTGCGAGTTGTCCGTATCAAACAAATCAGTATATTCGGTCTTGTGTTCGTCATAGACCTGACCCCACCACGCCTTGATTCCAGGCCAAAGTGCTTTAGGGTGACTAGCAGTTGTGATAATTCCAGCCATGATAGTTTTCCCTTACAGACCAGTAAAGTTCGTGCCAGTGGCAACGCCAAACTCGTGATTATTAAACCGGCAAAGGATTCGAGCATAAGCTCCAATCGCGTTGTCGGGCTTTTGGGCCAAGCCTAGCATTTGAATCGGAAGCGTATTGGTTGTATTCATCGTAGCACTCGATAGAACAATATTCGAGTACGGCGAAGACGGAGCCAAATACGTGTTCTGACTAATAGCGTAGGTTTGATCTGCACCTGAATAGTTTGACGCAATGCCAGAGTTATAGCGCATTTTGGCAAGCGTTACGTTCGTAGCAGTAGTGCCTGCACTAACTTCAAAAAGCAAGTTAGGGTCATCTGCAACATACACATACCGAACAGCAGTACGAGTACCAGACACAAGGTATGAAACTTCCAGACTAAGAGTTGTACCGACCAGTGACACACCAGCATCAGCCACACTCACACCTACAACAACCCCAAGAGCTACAAAGTTAGAAGCATTAGCAACCGGAACTTTGATAACGTACGGAATACCATTTGCATCCGAACCAGGGGCTGACTGAACAACGTCGCCAATAGCATAGGAGGCAGTGGTATCCGCAGTGGGTATTGCGTACATACGAGCTTGACCAGAGTAGGCGGCACCATTCAAGTAGCCAACGGGACTGAACCCGTTAATCTTGTTGGTATTAGCCATATTAAATTACTCCAAATTGAGGTTTAAGAAAGTTTGATACCGTCCTTAGGAACATACAACATAGGATCACTACCAGTGATCTTACCTGTCCTAATGGCTGTATCAATCTTATCGTTTTTTGCCTGAAGCTCGGCTTGATCTTCCTCGTACCATTCTTGCCGAATCTTCATCAGGTACCCGTACATTGGTTCGCCTTTATCTCTAGAGCCGACCAAGAACCGTATCCTGCTATCTCCTAAGTCGCCATTTTTGGCAACTACATTATCCGATAGACCCTCAACTTCTTCTGGTTTAACGAAGACGTATCCGTTATCCAGTGCATCTTGAATCCTTGTCTTGTCATCATTCATTATGTGCAAATGATAACCTGGAAGATTTGTATCTACTGACAGCTTACCCTTAGTTCCGTTGAACACTCCACGTTTACGGCGAACTGCACCGTCAGCACTTGGAGTAGGCGCAAGCGGTTTTTGTGCTTGAGCAAGTGTTTCAATAGAGTCATTACGTTTCTCTTCTGGTGTTTTTGCGCGAGCCATAGTAGTTCTTCCTTTATCTCTCTTAGTTAGACCAATCGTACTCAGACACGTACGTTTCTTTAGTCATCAACTTTTGTTTAACAAACCTATCACAAGCAGCTTTAGCTTCAGGAGGGAGATCACTGTAAGACCTCTTGCCGTTGTTTCCACCAGGTCTCTCCCTGTTACTACCTGACTCAGCAGTGTAGTTGGGAGTACGTTTACCAAACCTTTGTGGAAGCTCTTCAGCCAATACTTCATCAAGCTTACTTAGAAACGCTTCGCCTCTAAGGTGGGGTTGCTCTTCTCTAAGAGCCTCACCAAGAGAGTTAGCTATTCCTGTTTGCCGCTTATCTTTGCCAAACCAAGGATTTCTATCTAACCAATGTTGGAGATTGGGATCTACTGTGCTAGTTATATTAGGCGTAGGTTTAGCAGTTACTTTAGCACCTTCGTCTTTAGCTACCTTAGCTTCTTCCTTGACGCTATCAATTGCCTCATCAAGGGCGTTAACTCTCTTACCATCACCATTACTGATGGCCTCAGCACGGGCATCCTTTAGTTGCTCAACCTGTGCTTCTAAATCCTTAGCTTTGCGTTCGTATGAATCTTTTTGAAACTTTTTGAATTCATCTGCTGCTTGTTTGAATTCTTTCAGGTTCTCCTTGGTCTGGTTAAGCTCTTTGAGTAGGTTCTCGTTATTCTTCCTGAGTATTGGAAGAATCTCTCTACCCCGCTTAACAAAGGTCTCGGCACTTACCCAGTCCTTTTCGTCACCACGATACTTATCTTTGGAGACCCATCCCTGTGACACAGCTTCCTGAACTACCTTTTCATCAGCCTGTTCAGTATTCTCTGCCCCAGAAGCTTCTTTGCTTTCTTCCGTCATCATATACTCCTTAAAATTTGCTTAGTCAACTAGGTGCTTTTCTTTGTAACCAGATAGGGATCTACTAACTCAACGTCAGAATCTAGAACAGCAGTGATGTCTCCATCATTAACCATCCTGTATTTAACGCCATCCTTACCCTGGTAAAGGAGCCCAGCGTACTTGGCAAACGCTACCTTATCTCCAACCTTGCACCAAGGGGTGCTCATATCGTCGTAACAGCTATCTCCCATAGACACAACTACGCCTGTGGTATTAGACATCTGTTCCCGCTCTCTCATTGAATCTGTAGCAATGATGATACCGCTAGTAGTCTTTTCTGCTATCTCTCTAGGCAGCAAGAGAATCCTGTGGCCCACTGGATTGATTCCGCTTGTCGAACTGTTGCTCATGTAGATCCTCGTACTCAATGTTTAAAATTAGTGCAATAGCTTTGCACATGCCTTTTACTACTTCAGGGCGCTCGTAAACATCATTTATCAAACCTTCCTTCATCTGTTCGCGCTCGTCCCTGATCTTCTTAAAAAACTTCTTTGTTGCTGGAATGGTTAACCACTCCTCAAAATCTTGTTGCGTAACTGGTACGTTCATAGTTCAAGTTATTCCATAGGCTGTTGTGGCATATCCATTTGTGGAGGCATTTGCTGTTCTTGTTGCATTTGACCTTGCTGTTGAAACTGATCGTTGCCTTTCATCATATCAAAGGCTCTAGTCATAGTTTCAATACTTTGTAGCGTGCTTTCTCTACGCTCTCTTTCTAGAGCAATGGAGGTATTAATCTCATTAATCTTCTGTTTGCTTTGGACGGTACCTGCTTCAATCTCTAGTACCTTGGCCTCTGCTTCCAATCTACGAATCTTAGCTTGAGCTACTTCAGCCTCTTTCATAAGCTTCAAGAGACCGAGCTTCATGTTCAAGTCAATTTCAGCTTGTTTGGTTTTGGCTTTCAATTCTTCTATTTGAAGTTTGAGATTAGGTTGTTGCTCAATCTTATTTGGGCCATTAGGATCAGGCAACAAAAGATCAATGTCAGGTATTCTGATAGCCTTAAGAAACCGCTTCTCAACTTCATAACGGTTGTACATCCCTGGAGCTTCTTTAGCTGAGGCTTGCATTGCCATAGCCTGTTGGAGCCGTAGGGAGTCAGAGGTGATACTAGGATCAGCAGACGGTCTTACGTCGCTAGAATCCCCTTCATAGTCCTTAACCAGAATTACGCCCTTATCCGTAGCTTCTGTTATGAAAGTCATGTTCTCGGTAATGTGCAACTGGTTAAGTCGGTAGAGCTTACGGAACTCCTGCTTAAGAGATCGGTAAGTACGTTTAAATATTCCATTGAACACCTTCTTGCCCTCTTCAGCCACTGTGCGGCTGGTCTCGGCAGGAGTGTTCTGGCCTGGGCTTTGTCCTACAAGAATGTCTACTGCTCCACCCGTACGTTCTCCATAGTTGATAAGGAGGCTAAGGAGGGTGAAGAGGACTTGTGAAGGTTCTCTAACAGGCAGCGGTAGAATTCCTTTTTTAAGGTCGTCGCCTGTTGAGTCGACATGCTTCCATTCAAGAGGAGTAAACGAATAGTTTCCACCCCTGACCTTAATTCCTCTACTAAGGAATCCACCTGCTGTAACTGACATTGTTCCTGCGTCAACAAGCTGGTTGATAAGGGTGTTAATCGACTCGTTAAGCGGCCCAAGAAGGACACCAAAACCAAGGTCATAGAAGCCTCCATCTGGTGAAGGAATGAATGGGTACTTGGTAAAGCAGTGCTCAGGCGTTATGTTAAGAATTACATCCTTCTCGTTGCGCTGGATACTGCTCTCAAAGTATCTAGCTACAATACGAGCTACCTGCTTATTGTCTCTACGTACGTACACAATGTAGGGTTCTTCATAGCCATCACCGTCAAAGTCATAGTAGCGGTGCTGCTCTAGTATCTCGTAGGGAGTACTGGGGTCAGTTGCTTCAGGGGGAGTAGACCCTTGGGCTCGTATAGTAGCTGAAGATAGAGTCCTTGATTCTCCACTGTTTGTTGTGTTAGTGGGCCTCTCAACACCCACATCTTTCCAGAGACCTCGTACTACACGCTCATAAATATCATTTTTGCTGTAGTACAAAATGTGGGTAATACGGGGTGCTGTGTCTAGCGTCTTAGTCCAGTAGTTAACTACCAGATCCTTAGCTAAGACGTTTTCACTGACATTACGACCCCTGATAGGATCAAACATACTCTTCTTGAAGGCACAACCTATGATTGGTTGAGTAATGAGAGCCTTATCCATCTCAGACTCCCAAGCCTCATCTTCCTCAAGAATCTGGTAGCTCATGTGCGTTTCAATACGTTCCGCACGGCTAGTCTTTTCTCCATCAGTATCTTCCCCAATCACCCGACACTTAACCGGAGTGTCTCCATTGATGAGAGTGGGATAGGCTCTAGCGTGATACTGGAGAGCAGCTATGGTAATGAGGGGGAACTTGATGTTGCTGGCATTGGGCCAAGGAAAGTTTTTGGCTTCTGAGACTTGCAGAGCCAGCTTCATGCTGGACTCCATCTTCTTCTCCCAGGATTGGCGACTAGTTACGTCTGCCTCAAATTGCCTGACTACTTCCATACCAATTGTAATTAACTGGTCATCTGAGAGAAGATCTGCGATGTTTGGTTCGTAGATCAGATCATCTGTTTTAAGACTGTACTTGTGTTCCATAGACTCTAATACCCTGTAGTAGGACTTCTACCAACCATGTCGTCGGTTTTAAACTTGCGTACCATAAGTCGGTACTCTTCGTCTTCGTCCTCCTTTTCAGTAGGAGCTTCCCACATCTTATCTAACATAAGACCCATGTATGCCCAGGCATCTACCTGGTCATCATGTCTGTCCCGTGGGAACTTCATTAGCTCGTCTTCAAAAGGCTGGTACCAATCAGCATCTTTATCGAACCTAACCGCACCTGCTCTCATCCTGGCCTGTATGCTTCTTGCACGAGTTAGTTTGTCAGCAGAAGGAGCCAATAAAGCTGTGCTGAGATACTCGTTGCGTTTTTGCATGGCCTCATTGAGATATGGCCCAATAGACTTCTGAATGACACCCTTTTCAATGCCGAAGAGTACCGGCTTATAGATACGCTGTAAAGCCAGCATAGTATCCACAATTTGTAAAGAGTCAAGCCTCTCCTTTAGAACATGAACTAGGTGCAATTTACCCTCATCATCCGTACCAGCCACACAGAAAGCTGAGTAGTCAGCCTTCTGGGACTGGGACACAGCCAGATCACAGGTGATGTAGTAAAGCAGCTTTTTCTTTTTGTCTTCTACCTTCATAGCAAAGAAGTCCTGCTGTTTAAAGAAGGTATCAGTCTCATCTACAGGAACGTTAAGCATCTCCTGGCTGTAGACATCAGACAATCCTTGCCTAGCGTAGTCTTCTTTCAGGGCTTTAAAGGCCTCTGCTGACTTCTTTTGAGGCCAAAGGATCTTCTTGAAGTCGTCGGTGTGGGCTCGGTACTTAACAGACTTCCAGGAAAGCCTCATGTCTGTGTACTCCTTGAGGTCTTCACGGACTAGGTACTTGTGTCCGTTCCTGACGTTCCTAAGGAGGCTACCAGGCATCAGGTTCTCAAGAAGGCTATCCAGGTGGAGAATGGTACCTACCAAGCGTATCTTGCCCTTGTCTGACAGGGCTGGGAGCAGGGCCCCATAAAACCACCGCTTGAACTTAAGCCGCCTGTCTCGGTTCATTACAATCTCATCGTTCTCCATGTCGTCACCGACAATGAGACCCGGCCTACGGTTCTTCCACTTTAAACCCCTTAGCTTTTGTTCCGATCCTTTAGCCTGGATACGAAAGAGATGACCGTCATCCATGTTGCAGATAAGGTCGTCTTCAGTGTCTTTAATGAACTCTTTAACCCCGAACAGATTCCTGAGATCGTCATTTTCCATTAACTCCTTCTTTATATCCCCAAGAAACTGAACAGATTGCCCTACAGTATCCGAGGCAATTATTACGTAGGACTGTTCCCTGAACAGGACTGAAGCCAGTACGTAGGCATGAGTTACTACGGTGCTCTTAGCGTGGTTACGAGGGGCTGCTATAGCTACCTTGGTACTATCAGAACAGATTAGTTGCCAAATCTCTCTGTGAAACTCGGCATTATCCGCAGGGTCATCAAAGTTCTTGCGAAGTACGCTGTTTACAAAACCTTCAAGAACCTCTGCGGATAAGCGGCTTTCAGCCATATTAGCGGCTTAGTAGCCCCTTTTAGCCATTTTGGGCTTTGCTTTAGAAGCCATTGGTTTCTTTGAAGCAGAAGCCTTTATCATTTTTTTAATAAGAGCTTTGTCTTCTTTTTCATCGGGGTGTTTCTTCATCGTCATCTTAGCCATGTTGTGTTCCTAATTAAGGGTTAATGTTACTAATAACAACTATCCAGTTCTTCCCCACTTCCTATTACTTACCCTTGGGGGGAGACATGAATTTCTTATAGTCGTTCTCATCTGCCCAGACCGACTTATTTTCTTTTATCCGTTGCCTTGCGTGAGCAATAGCTTTATCCGTTACCGACTTTGATACCCTACCAAGAACTACTTCTCGTATCTCTTGAGGTGTTAGTCCAGGAACAAGGCTGGGTATATCCAACTCTTTGCCATCTAACTCTACTCCTAAGGAGTATTCAGTCACCATTTGGCCCTTTGGATTCTTATATGGGCCCAACCAACCTGGCCCCTTTACACTGCCATCTTGACGATAAGAGCTAGGGTCTTTCTCTGGAAGAGGAGACCAAGGCATTGAGAAGTGCGCCACATCAGGTATAGGATGATAGTCAGGTAGTGGCATGGCCTACTTCCTAAAACCTTTAAGAGTTTGAGCCAGCCTAGCTTGTTTGCCTACTTTGCCGCCTTTAGAAGCAGCAGCAGCAATTTTAGAAGCAGGGATCTTTTTACCCATAGGTACACCAAGACTACGGTGTAGACCACCTTTGTTCTTGGTAGCAGCAGCAATCCAGTTACCTTTAGCCATTACCTGTACCCCGCTGTTTTTCTAGCTATGCTCTTAGGTTGGGCTACGAACTGCTTACCTGCTGCCCTACCTTTCCGCTTAGCCCTGGTGGTAGCGGCGTACTCAGCAGAGGTTAAGGACTTGATTGCCTTCTCTGGAAGATACCTCTCACCTGTCTTTGATGAAGGTTTACCAGACTTGGTACGCCACTTCTGGGTACCCCAGTCTTTTAGGGACTGCTGTGGTGCTTTCAATTTTTATACCCCCCGCCAGCAGCCTTGTAGCGTTTAGCCACTAGCTGGGCTTTCCTTGCTGACCACTGCCCAGCACCTGTACCTTGAACTGCTGCTGCCTTAACGCTGTTGAAAATACGCTTACGAAGCCCTGGCTTAGTGTAGTTGCCAGAAACATTTACTCCACTAGCCTTGGCTTTTGGCATTACGTATACCCTTTAATCATCTCTAAGATGCACCAATAGCTGTCACCAGCAGAAGCATCAGCAGTGCTGAATACGATGTTACCGTTAACACCAGCACCAGCATCGTTGGGGATACTAGTAAAGCCTGAGAAGTCTAGAGTCTGAGTAGCACCAGCCGATGAAAGGAAGAACGGCACATCCGTTGTGGCATCCCAATACATTCTGACTTCCATGCCGTGCGTAGCAATGTAAATTTTGGACACTGTGACACGAGTACATGCAGCCCCGGATGCATCTTTACTCAGTGTAGTAACATCTACCTTTGTAACAGCACTTTCACCAGTACCATCACTAATGTTTGTAAATTTCATTACTAAATTACGTTCACCATCAACAATCTTTTGACTCGTTACTGTGTCAGCCATGTTTATCTCCTAAAAATAAGGGGCTTTAGCCCCATTTTTAACATTTCCAAGCTCTAAGACTCTTGTTTATACGACTGTTGGGGTCGTTAGCAGTCTTAGCAGAGGTAAGTTTCTTCTTCATTCCGCCCATTCTGGCACAAAAAGAAGCTTTACGACTACCTCCCCCAGGTTGAGGAGCCTTAAGACCTGGCTTACCTGGGTTAGCTGCGTTATAAGAAGCTCTGCCTTTAGCGTTTAACCCCCCTTTGGGGTTCTTACCTTCCTTACGTTGCCATGCAGGAGACTTAGCCATATTCAATCCTTGTTTTAAGGGGTAACAGCAATGCTACTAATAACATCCGGCACCACATCAATTGTCTTTGCCTTGGCAAACTTCTGAAACTCCTCAGCAAGCTTGGCTAATCGAGCATCAATGGTCTTTTCAATCTCCATACGTTCAGGAACATCCCTAAGGATGTCCTGCTTGGTAAGCAGCTCGGTTGTTATCTTTAGGGCTACGGAGGCTTTAATGGGGATTCTGATGACTTTGCCAGTCTTGGGGTCATACTGGTACTCCCCAGCATCCAGACGGTCTTCTGTGGCTTTTAGAGCCTTCCCAATGACCCTTTGGAGATTGCTGTCCAGAGCCTGTATATCGTCTTGCCTGATCTGGGCCTGTATCTCTTTCCACCAGGGGGTTAGTTTCCAGGACTTAACGGTGTCTCTTGGGATGCCTGTAACCAAGGCAGTCTCAGTAAGACTGCCAAGCATGACGTAGGTGGCTACAGCCTCAAGCTTCTGGTTCTGAGTCCAGAGAGCTTTCTTAAACCAGGGGTATTTAGATCTACCTCGCTTCATATCCTGTGTACTCGTTCCATATCTCTATGGAACGGAAGTAAACCACAGTGGGTGAAAAAGAACAATAGCTAATAACCCTACAGCCAAAATGAAAACGCTTACATTTGTAAGAATAGGCCCTATAAGGCTCTAGACTGAGATTCAACAGCAAGAGCAGTAGTAGTTATATATATAGTAGTTGTTATTAGTAACAACATTAGTTCTTTTATATAGTAGTTATATATATATATATATGGGGGTAGTAGTTATATATATGTTGTTATTAGTAGTTATATAGTAGTTATATATATATAGGGAGTACCTACCCACTATTTAAAAACTATAAAAATCGTTACATGTGGTGATATATAAATTTTAGCAAAGCATGCTTTTCCCCTCCCCCACCTGATGTAGCTTAGGACAGCAGGGGCAGTGATGTAACTGTGGGGGTTGATGCAGCTTACAACATGACGGTAAGTTATTAATAACATTAGCAATTACAACTCCCTTACTACTCAGTAAGTTAGCACTCACTAACATATGCCCAACTACTGTTGTTACTATCCATAACATCTACCAGGTAAGTACCACTTAACCACACCACTATTGGTATGGGTGACTATCCCCCCTACCTTGCTACCCTTGTGGGTATGTCTCCTCTTGGCATCTTCACCTCAGCCTCTCCTTTGATAAGCCGAGCAAGTTTGCCTCCACCAACCCGATCTTAGGTGCGGTAGCCGCTGAAGCCGTAGTCATTCCAGCGGCTGTATCGTCCCAAGACGGTAACAGCAGCCCACAAACCTGGCAGAGAGGTGTAGGAATTGCATCCACCCAGCTATTAAAACAAAACCGAATTGTTTATTCACTGTGTTTCTTATCCTTCTGTAGTTATCTGTGGACACCCCCAGCCTCGCTAGGTGCGCGGGCTGCGGTAGTTCCTCTTACAGCCCGCGAGGTTGCGGCACCCGCGCCACGATAAAGCCGTGGCACGGCGTTGGGCCTTCCGGCCTTGCCGCTACCAATGTAGTGCCCTGCCCTTCGGGGCTGTTGGTTTGCTCGGACTTTTTGGGGGATGTCCCCAGTTAACTAAAGAAGGGAAACACAATGAATAATCAATTCAGTTTTAATAGCTTGGATGCAGTTCCGACTCCTCTTTGCCTGTGGGCAGCAGTTACCCTCATGCGGCGTTACAGCCACATGCTGGATGACTACAACAGCGACCACCACTCCGAAGTTCGGGAGATCATGGTGAAAGCAAACAAGATCGCGAAGCTGATCAAAGAAGAAGCTGACGCGAAGAAAGCCGCCAAGAAGGACTAACCCGCAAGGGTTACAAGGGTAAGGGAGCTAGTCTCCCTTACCTTTCCGTTTGTTCACCAACCAATAGAGAACCAAATGACCAAATACAACATCATCACCTTTAAAGACATGGTTACAGTTAACCGTGTCCAGGCAGGGCTCAGTGACAGAATGTGGTCGGCTGGATGCAGAATTACGCACCATGATCTAACCGCTGACGAAGTCAGAGGCAAAATTGTTGACTCGGCTTTTACTCACGACCATGTGGAATGGTCAAAGTTGGTTGAACTGGTTACTCAGGATGACCAATACGAACCAGGTAAAGCCTGGAAGAACCTCAGAAAACCCAACAAATGGGACAACGAAAAGAATCCTCCTCCTCCTATCTACTAAAAGAAATAACTAAAATGATACGCATTGGCGCACCTCTCGGCCACGGTGTTGCTGTGGCCTTCGAGCTGCAAGCTTTGTTACTAATAACACGAGAGTCGAGAACGCAGTCACAGTCTCGCCACCCCTTCGGGGTGAGGGCGGCGAGCCTGCGCCTGCTCTAAGTAAATAACAAAGAGGATAAAATGAATAATTTATTGATGGAAAATCAATTTCAGTTTTGTGCAGCACATTCAGAGGAAGCCGCGCAAGCCATGTCGATGGCGGCGTGTTCTTCCAACCACGATTTCCTAGCGGAGTGGGACTCACCGGGCAATAGTGCCTACTGGTGGGAGTCGTTCAACGGAAACGACACCAGGAAACAAAAGGTTGTCAGATAAGCCCCAGGAAGAGAAGAAGAGGTGCCTGACAAAGAATAAAATAAATTAAACACAAAGGGAATAAAATGAATAAGTTATTGATGTTGCTATTGTTTTTGACTGTAGTTAATACCGTACTTATTAACAAACACATGCTGGATACCCAACTCTGGGACAGTGACTGCCACACCGATCAAGAGTGCGAAGACCTGGGAGATAGGAAATGACTACCAATACCTTCCCAACCGTGCAAGAACCAGTAGTCAATGATCTAAGGACTCCAATTGAGTCCAAATACCCGTTCTACTTCAGTCTGCTTCAGAACTGGGTCATATCTTCCCAGGGTAAAGCTCCTAAAAAGGTAGGTGTTGTTAATGTTCATTCCATTTAACAGCAACCCTCGGCCCACAAACTACGTGGGCCTTCGGCTTGCAACCAAACAAGGAAAGGAGGAAAAACTAAAAGTTAGTGACGCGAGTTCTCCTCGCCGCCCCCCTTTGGGGGCGAAGGGCGGCTCGTCGAATCGCTTTTCACAATGTGAAATTAAACTAGGAGATGCAAACATGAGCCTTCGTAAGTATGATTACATTACTTCCCAACAGTACGACGATGTCCTGGAAGTAATCATTGTAGAGGACGATGAGATAGCCGCTAACCCTGAGTTAGAGGCAATCACAAACGAGATGGAGGAACCACACGTAGCCTACTCAACGCCAGTAGATAGCCTATTACGCCACTTTGACAATTCTTACTGGCGTTTTAAAGACTACCAACCTAACTGAGCACCCTTTCATATCTCATTTAGACGCTTTAAGTGAGATATGGAGTAGTTGTTCACACAAACCAAAGAGAGGATCTATGGACAAGTTCTGCAAAGACTGTAAATGGATGACCGAAGAGAGTCCTGTTTGCGGGCACGAGAAAGGTCAAAGTGGAATAGCCGATTACCTGGTATTTGGAGAGACCAGGCTAATACAGTTTTATAGCTGTAGCTCAATGCGAGCAGGAGTTTGTGGAGCAGAGGGCACCTACTGGGAGGCAAAAGAATGAACATAATAACTGACCGAGACATGCTGATCCAAAGGCACAGAGACACTGCTTACAAGGCAGGGGTCTTTGACACCATCCTTGGAATGATACTAGTAACAACGGTAATAGGGCTTGTGGTTGCAGCAATAGGGATCTGCACCAAATGAAAACAAAAACGTATATAGGCACGGTCAATGAACGCAATGGAGACATGCAGTACTCAGATGTATTTCTGTTTGAAACCAGGGGTAGTCCCGATCTTCGCCTGGAAAAGATCACATCAAGCTGGCGAGGATTGAAGATGAGATATGACTCACATAGTGGGGGTTACTGGAGCGACCATACCCTGATCTCTCCGGGAGGACACCGTCTGGTTGACCAGATCGATGTTCCTTCCTTGAAGAAATATCTCAATACGTTATGAAAACAGCTTTCTTCGTTATCTTTAGTTTTGCAGCAGGAATCCTGGTTTACGACGTTATGTCCAAAAGACACCAGGAACGCGGCTACAAGGTTCTAGAGCAATTACGGGGAGAGTGTAAGGCAGACCACCCTAGCTGGGCTCCTAGAGTCCTTTTGGACAGTGTTACGGGCAAACCATACTGCTTGTTAACCCTGACAAACGGAAGACACACGGTTGAGATGGTTAAACCAATGAAAGGAGACATGTAAAGATGGAATATATCTGGCTTATAAAAAGCATTGATAGTGTTATGGATGCAACAATGTTTAGTTATGCGTTTAAAAGTAGGGATGAAGCAATAAAGATAAAGCATTTAGGTTCTTGTAAGTTTCCAAATCTACTTTGGACTATGGATAGAGTAATGGTTGATGCTGTTATAGATGCTGAAAACAGTCTTGAGCACATGAAGGAATTGGAATTTGACGCGGCGATGAAGGATTGCGGGAAATGAAAGACAAGCCGGGATACGCGCACCTAGTCGCAGAGATTGACAAGATCAAGCGCGAACTCGCCGCCGCGCAAGCTGCGCTAAAGCTGGCGCTTAATGCGCTAGAGGTGTGGAGATTCATGCATCCAGACACAACGGCTTGTGCAGTCAGAATTCCGGCTATCGCCGCCATCAAAAAAGTTTTTAAGGAGTGCGGGAAATGAGCGAATACGAAAACATTGAAAAAGTAAAGCGGCTGGATTTTGACCACCTTGACATGCTGGTCAGTGAGCGCATCGGTGCGCTTAAAATCTACGCGCAGAGCATGACTGAATCAGATGTGCACGATGCTATCTGCCGCGACCTGATATTGCCTTGTGTTTACACGCTGGCGCAGTTTCTGGAGTCTGTGAAGATTGAGGATAAGGAATGACACTGTTAGGAGAAACACCCTACACGCCCTGTTACGTTCGCCAAGAGTTTTTGTTTGACGAACAAAAAGGGTTTGGTGAATTTACGCCAGCCATTGCGTTTGCGTTTCGTGCCGAACCTGCGCGTGTTCCTATGTTTCAGGTCATGCTTGAGTCAGGGGCGCAGTGGGCAAGAGTGCCAATTCATATGCTTTGCAGCAAACCCTGCGAGCCGTTGCCAATTGAGCAAGCGTGCTGGTGGGATAGTTACGGGTATGATTTCTCCGTAGTGGCGCTGCCGTTTCTAAAGAACCATTCCGTAACTGCACTAGGCCGTGACAAGGTTATACGTAAAGGCAATTATCTTTTTACAATTGACTGGATGAAAACAGGCTGGAGTGAGGTAGCGCACCAGCACAAAAACCATCACATCATCGCGCTGGAGTCGGGGCCGTGGATTGCATACCCGAACAATCGGCTAGTCTGGCACGATGAATCGTGGATTACACCGAACCCGGATAAAGAATGGCAAACGCCGACACGTAACTATTTTGTAGAGGGAAAATGAAATGACACCCGCATCATCAAAGACGCAAATAATCTGGCTTGAAGATCGTGTAAACGGTTTAGAAAAGAGATTAGAGCAGGTGGAGCGTTACAACAAACCAATTGCAACGCTGGATTCGGAGGACCTGCAAAACGTGCGTTACAAAGCTAACTATCGTTACGAAACCAAGCAGCCGCTGACGGATAAAGAGATTTTTGAATGTTACAGGTCTGAGTTTGATATATCGCTAACAGATTCAGGTGCACAAAATACCATAAAAACATTTGCTAGAGCAGTTGAGAGAGCACATGGGATAGGAAAGAAATAAATGTTATTGATAACAACCAAGGAGAGTGTGACATGAGTAAACAATGGCAGGAACTGAACGACAACGAGAACTACCAAGCGCAACAGGAAGAAGACCAAATAGAATTTGAGCAGAAGTGCATTAAAGCTCTGGATCGTGTAGCAACTGGGTTAGCTACTAAAGAAGATGCAGTATTCCTGGCAGTAGCTTTGGGTCTTGGAGATCGTTTTGGAGAAACCAAATGAGTGAACTACACAGCAGTCTGCTTTACGATGCAGCAACCAACAGTCTGGCTAGTGAGGCCAGTGGCGACAACTGTTGGACGAAGATGGCAACAGCAAGTTTTGGATTTACTGATTCAAAAGAGTTTGCTAAAGAACTCAAAGCTGTTGAGAAGTTGATTAAAACGGAATACAAACTGAAGTCAATGCCCAACCCCTGGAGATCAGCCAAGAGTGTTGTTTTGGGAGCTATGCAAAACCTGATACAACTCACCGACTCTAACGGAGAAATACTAGGTAAGAGCACCATTCAAACAAAAATAAAAATGGCTAAAGAATTGGTTGAACTGGACAATTTGAAGCGGTGCATATCAGCTTGTAACTCTATTCGTAAGCACATTGAAACACTTACTCCTGCTGATAAGGAGTCATTGAAACTACACGTAGAGGAGATTTATAAACTATGCTAACTAAAAGCTTGGACGTAGCTAGGTACGTTAAGGCTTCAGCAGGTAGGGCATCTCTTAATGTGGTATTTGAAGACAAAGGATGTCCCAGACATGATGGCAGAACTATATATCTGCCAAAGATAACCAGACACACAACGCTGGAACAGATGCAAGAGATTATGTCCAGTACAGATCACGAGGTAGCACATGATTTGTATTCAGACTTTACTATCTTGCACGAAAAGAAGTTGGATACAGCTAGTAGCACCCTTGGAATCCTCTGGAACATACTAGAAGATTCAAGGGTCAATGCTCTAGAAGCTAAAGAGTACGAGGGATTTAGGGAGCTCTGGGATCTATCTACTCCCAGGTTACTTAAAAACATCAACAGAAAAACTAGCGGTAAGTCTGAGTTTGATATTCTTCTTAGGTCTCTTATCAAGTGGGATACAGGGGCAAGTGCTGCTTTGTTTCCTAGTTGTGAGCTGGCTGGAAAAGAGTTTGTTACTGATAACAAGCTGGATCTAATCCTTGAACGGTTTACACCCAGGCTGTTAGCTTGTCAGGATGAAATAGAAAAGAAAGCTGGGTCTAAGATGACCTACGATCTGGCAGTAGACATACTCAAAGCTCTTGGAGGAAAACCACCAGAACCAGAAAAGAAAAAAGAAGCAACAGATGAAGAAGGAAAGGGAGAAAAGAAAGAAGAAAAAGGAGAACCAATAGAAGATAAACCTAAAGGAATAGATACAAAAAAAGAAACAAGCGATGACCCGGAAAAAGATGCACCACCTGCTCCTCCGGGAGATGACGAGTGGTCTATTGCCAGAGTAAAGATACTAGATATTGAAGACAAACTAGTTTCTACTCACGAAGCCAGGGAAGATGAACGTATGAGCAAAGTAGGTTTGCTCTACACAGTTAGCTTCTCAGGAAAACCTGATAGCTGGAAAGCAACTACTCCAGATGAGTTTGCTGTAGTTAATTATCCTAAAGACACTGCAAGAAAAGATCTAACCAAGATGCTTAGATTAGATACACCATCAGTTGGGTTCTTCAAGGATAATTTTAAATTACGTGTTAGAGACAAATCTGCATCTGTAGATAACTTTGCTCAACAAGTACGTAGGCTTATACAGATACGCTCCAAGGTTAGGTATGAATATGGAGTCAAGAAAGGAAAGCTAGACTACCCAAGACTTTCCAGACTGGCTCTAAAGTTACCTGGCTTTTCAGAACGTATATTTAAAAACAAAATAACCAACTCTACTTTAGATGCTGCGGTAACTATTCTAATAGATATGTCAGGAAGTATGTCTGGAGACAAGGTTTTGTTTGCTTGTGAGGCAGCACTGCTTCTTAACAGTGTGTTTTCTATATTAAATGTTCCTTTAGAGATACTAGGCTTTACTGATACAGAGAACGTACACGATGCTGACACTCTAATGTATGTGTACAAAGAGTTTTCTACTTTACACACACCAGAAGACAAACTACTAGAGTACATTGGAGCAAGCAGTAGCAGGATGAGAGGCAACCCTGACGGAGATTGTATTCTTTGGTCTTACGATAGGTTGCTAAAGAGAAAAGAAAAGAAACGATTGTTGATAGTAATGTCTGACGGACAACCAGCAGCAAGTAGACCTAGTGATGATTTAGCTGCATATACATTGAAAGTAATACAAGAGATAGAGAAGTTTAAGAGAGTGGAAATCTATGGTTTAGGACTGTGTGATGAATCAGTAAACCGCTTTTATAAACATCACTCTACAGTAGCAACGCCTGAAGATATTCCTTTTAAATTGTTAGAACTCATAGAGAGGAAGTTACTAAATGACTATTAAATCAGAAGTGGTTCCTGTTGAAGATTTGGTTAAAACAGCAATCAAAGACGCCATATCACGGCGTAAAGGAGTTGAGGAGGTGGATGTACACGCAGAGGTAGACGAATCTGTTGCTTTGTCTGTTGTTAAAATCAAACCAGTGGTATACATTGCTTCAACAGTTCTTGAAACAAAACAAGTGTACGTAAAAGATCTGTTGCCTAGTCTTGAGTTTGACATTGATTTTCCAGTGTCTAAATATGTTCCAGAAGATTGGGATGAACGTATCAGAGGGTTTATACCTAAGGTAAATCCTACCTATGTCTTAGATCCGATAGTTACCAAAGACATCCTGATGGCATGGGAGAGCAAAGATAAGATCCTTATCTATGGGCCCACCAGTGCTGGTAAGAGCTCTATAGTCGAGCAACTCTGTGCTCACACAGGTCGTCCTTTCTTCAGGCTGAATTGCACAGGAGATATGGACAGTTCTATGATCTTTGGGCAACAAGCTGCCAAAGATGGGTCTACTTTCTGGGTAGATGGCACTGCTACAGAGGCTGTACGCTACGGAGCCGTGTTTGCGTGGGATGAATGGGACGTTACCCCTCCTGAGATCACAATGGGCCTACAGTGGCTCCTAGAAGAGGATGGGAAACTGTTCCTGAAAGAAATGCCTGGGTCTTCAGAAGAGAAGTTCATTACTCCAGAAGACAGGTTTCGCATTGTTGCTCTGGGTAATACCCAGGGTCAGGGCGATGACACAGGAGCACACAGCGGAACCAACGTACAAAACACAGCAACCCTGGATAGGTTTGGAACTACTATCCGTATGGGGTACATGCTGGAAAATGTTGAGTGCAAGATGCTAGAGGGTAAGTTTCCTAAGCTGGCAACAGATGTTATTAAGAACTTGGTTAAGTTTGGCAATCTTATTCGGCAAGGATATTCCTCCAATCAACTAACTCTTACAATGTCACCCCGTGCTCTACAGTCTGTTTGCAAAAAAATGCTTACGGGGTACACCATAAAGAGAGCCATTGATTTGTCTTATGGGAACAAGCTGACTGAGACACAACAAAAGGTCACTAACGAATTGTTTCGTAAGATTTACGGAACTAAAGTATAGAAAATGATTGATAAGCAGCTCTTAAAAGATTACTCCAGCACCCTCACTCTTGGTACCCAGATCAATGTGAACCATGAGGGATGTAGTGCTGGGGTGGATAGTAAGAAACGCTTGTACATTAAGCGTGTAGTCGGTGGTGTGCTTGGGTATTGTCATCACTGCCGAGATCACGGATTCTGGAGAGAGCTATCTACTGATGGCACTCTCTTACGGAAGTGGTTGATGGGAAAGAGTACTGACCACCCTGTTGTTGATAGAGAAAGCTACACAGACTATGACGTAGATGGTAATGACATAGATAGTGTGCGTATTCTTAATTGGTTACATAAATATTATATTAATCCAGTAACAAATCATTTAGATAACAGGTACTTTAGACAAAAGGGTAGTGCTCTGTTTATACCATTACACAGTGGTGGTAGTGGTAAAACGTATGGGTACCAACTAAGACACTTTAATCTTGGCGATAGTAAGTACACAACACACTACACAAAAAATGTACCAGATGATGTGTCTTGGTTTTTTAATACTGCGCCAAAAGAAGAACGTGTTTTATATATAACTGAAGACTACACCAGTGCTTATCGTATCCGGAGAGACACTGGACACCAGTCTTTGGCGTTACTAAAAACATCTATCTCTAACTACACAATAGGAATGATACGTAAGTTGCACTATAAAACTATTCGTATCTGGTTAGATCCAGATGAACCAGGGATTACTGCTTCAAAGAAAATAATAGAAAGACTTAGGTATTGTCTAGATGATGTAAACATTAGCCAGAAAACAAGAAGAGATGTTCCAGAACCAAAAGTATTTACAGTAGAACTGCTAAGGAGATTTTGTGGACTTTGACATACTGTTCTTATGCGCTGAAACAAGAGGTAACTACTACAAGTACAGGCCCTACATTAAGAACCATGTAGTCCAACCTGAGACTGTGACAATCCTGGACTCAATGGGAGACTTCTACAAAGCTTTCCCAGGTGTTACTAATATCAGTTGGGAGCCTTTCAGTAGTTACTTGTTTGCTACGTTTGCTATACGGCTTACAGCCGACAAGATTTCTATTCTTCGTACGGTAATTAAAAGAATGGAGACCTTCAAACCAACCTTGGCTTACGACGAAGTAATCAAAAGCCTTATAGAAATGGACTACCTGGCAAGGATTGCAGACGAGTGTGTAAAAGTACGTGAGGGTGCTTCAAACATAGAAGCAATTAATTCATTAACAATAGAGGCTCTAAGAAATGTTGAACGGTATGTTGATAAAGATGAGATGTTCGTTATTCCTGACATCAGTACTATTGTTGATCGTATTGTATCGACTGGCTATGAGTGGAGACTTATGGCTCTTAATCGTAGCCTTGGTCTTCTCCGTACTGGGAACTTCGTTATTGTGGCGGCTCGTGTTGAGGTAGGTAAGACAACCTTCCTAGCTAGTGAGGCAAGCTTTATAGCTCCACAGATCCCAAAAGACAGGCCAATAGTCTGGGTCAACAACGAAGAAGAGTCTGAGATGGTGTTCTTCAGAGTGGTTCAAGCGGCTCTTGGTAAGACATCAGCGGAGCTGGTAGCTGACAAGGGCAAGGTTATGGAAGAGTACACAGCCTATATGGGGGGTAACGCTAAAAAAGTTATCATCACTAAAGGTGATATCAACGACGTTAAGAACTTATCTGCGTTGTTTAAAGATGTTAATCCAGGAATGATTATCTTTGACACACTGGATAAGGTGTATGGGTTTCACAAGGAAGACAGAGAAGACCTTAGGCTAGGACGCATATACAAATGGGGCAGGGAGTGTGCTCGTGAGTACGGGCCTGTAATAGCAGCTAGTCAACTTGCTGGTAATGTGGATACAATGAAAGATCCTGCCTTCATAGGCATGGATTCCCTCAGAGGTTCCAAGACAGACAAACCTGGTGAAGCTGACGCTATTATTACTATTGGTAAGTATCAGGCACCAACTACACCTGAGGAACATATTCTTAGAACTATAAATATTCCTAAGAACAAACTACCTGGTGGAGGTAAGTACCAAATAGAAAGTGAACGACACGGGCAATATATTGTAAAGATAGATGCTCGTAGGGCTAGATATGAGTAGTAAAAAACTAAGGACAACAAATGACATCTATGGACAAGTGGTACAAAGAGCATCTGCCTGATCCAACAACACTAAAAAACGTAACACCAATAACGTACAGGCAACAGATAGCAAGAGATAGACTAAAACAACTAGAAGAAGAACGTAAAAAAGCAACGCCTTTGAGAAAGGAAGAGAAGTGAAACTACTCACTTTAGACGTAGAGACAACTATGAACGCTCCGGGAGACTTGGATAAAGCTCATCCAATGCACCCAGATAACTACATTGTGTTACTAGGAACACGAATTACTGGGCAATCGGGCCCACAGTGCTACGGCCCAGAGTTGTGGGAAAGCAATCTTTATGAACAACTCTATAACAATGACATTGATTTTATTGTTGGGTGCAATATTTCTTTTGACTTGTTGTATATGTACCCAGGATCTTTACGAATAAAACATCAACTACAAAGTAAAAGATTGTGGGACATACAGATAGCTGAGTATCTACTTACAGCGCAACAGAGTAAGTATCCTTCCTTGGATAGCATGTCTGTTAAGTATGGCTTACCTGTCAAAGATGCTGCGGTAACAAGTTACTTTGATAAAGGCATTGGATCTGACAGGATTCCTTTGGATCTGTTACGAGAGTATCTAGCTAGGGACGTTATAAACACAGAACAGATAGCTCTAAAACAAATTGAGCAGGCTATTGAGTCAGGTCAATTGAACCTAATCATCAGTCAAATGGAAGCTTTGCACTGTACGACTGAGATGATGTACAACGGCTTGAACATTGATATGGACTACTACAAAAACTACGCTGCTGAAGTAGCTGTAACCTTTGCAGACAATGAACAAAAACTTAAAGATAACGTAGCAGCAGTAGTTTTAGATAAAACACTCTATCCTTTGGATGATGTAGCTAGTCCTACTCAGTGGAGCAAACTTTTGTTTGGTGGAACCAAGAAGGTAGATACTAAAGAAGTTATAGGGCTCTATAAAAATGGTAAGGTTAAAACCAAGAAGGTCACCACTGAAGTCAAGACCTCTGCCTTTTGTGACATAGTCCCTCTGGATGAATGGAAGAGTGAGAAGACTGGCAAGGTCTCAGTAGATGAGAAGGTACTAACAGTAATAGAAAAAGAAACAAAGAACAAAGAAGTAAAAGAAGTAGTAAGTACATTACTAAAGCATAGAGATCTAACTAAACAACTAACTACATATATACAAGGTCTAAGTAAACACGTTATATACCACAAAGATGAAGACGCTTATTCAATACACGGAAGACTCAATCACGTAACAACCTCTACAGGACGGTTGTCTTCTTCTAGTCCTAATCTACAAAACATAAGCAACAACCCTATCAAGAAGGTCTTTACTTCCAGATGGGGTGCTCAAGGCTGTTTGGTAGAGTTTGACTTCCAACAGCTTGAAGTAGCTGTACTGGCTCACCTCACTAAAGATCCACAACTAATTGAGGACATCAGTACTGGAAAGGATATTCACACAGAACTCTTCAAAGATATGTTCCACGTGGAACCAACCAAGGAAGAGAGGAAATGGTTTAAACGGCTCACCTTCGGTTTAATCTATGGAGCTGGTGCTAAGACCCTAGCTGACAACGCTGGATGCACTCTGGACGTTTCTAAGGGGTTTATGGAGGCTTTCTACGGCAGATACCCAGGAGTACAAGCTTGGAACGAACAAATACAGCTTCAAGCTGCACTAGAAGGGATACACTTTGTTGCTGATAGTGGATACGAACTTATTAAAACCTGGCTCCACAAGAGTGAGACAAGCAGAATATATTGTTTCAAACAATACAAGAACAAGTACGCAGACTCTGGGTATTCTTCCAGACCAGAGTATGGGTACAGCCCTACAGAACTAAAGAACTACCCAGTACAAGGCTTAGCTACAGGTGACATTGTGCCAATGATGCTAGGTGTTCTGTTCAGAAAGTTTAAAGATACTGTAGGACTTAAGCTTGTTAATACAGTACATGACTCCATATTGTTTGATATATTTGGAGATGAAAAGATTATTGATAAAACTATAAAGGAGATAGCACATGTTCTAAACAATACACATCTGTTTTATGAGAAGACGTTTGATAAGCCGCTGGCCCTGAAGCTTAGTGCAGGGTGTTCAGTAGGTAAAAATTGGTTTGAAATGAAAGAGAGAACAATATGAGTGCAATGAACGGTGTTGTAGAACAACTGGCTACTAAAGATGTAACCACGAAGTTTGGTGTTAAACCCACCTACTCTTTGAAGGTAGATGGCAACTGGGTTAAACACGGATTTAAGAAGCCACCTTGCAACGTAGGAGACACCATTGAGTTTGATGGCGAAGAAGGTAAGTATGGGGTGGAGGAAAAGAACATTGTAGTGACAGCAAAAGGGGCACCAGGGGCTGTTGCTGTTGCTAGTGTTACTAGTATCAAATCGAGCAGTGGTGGTGGGTACAGCAACAAAGTGTTTCCTATTCCTCCATTGCACGGAGATCGTTCTATAGTTCGTCAGAACGCTCTGGCTCGTGCTACTGATCTGTACATAGGAGCAAGAGGTGGTAAAGCCTTTGATCTGGATGACGCTACATCTACCCTGGTTATCCGTATGGCTCGTAGTTTTGAAGCCTATACAGCAGGTGATCTGGATCTAGCAGCAGCTAAAGCAGAGACAGAAGTAGAAGATAAGGCAGTAGCAGCAGCAACTAAAGCAGCAGCCTAGCAACACAAACAGCCCAATCAGGCACCCACGGGTGACTGGTTGGGCAACACAACAACTAGGGAGGGAAACAACATGCTTGCTTTAGTAGACGGAGACATTGTAGCTTACCGTTGTGCAGCATCTGCTGAGACTGAGGATGTAGATATAGCCTTTATGCGGGCTAACATCATGCTCAACGACATGATGGAAGAAGTACAAGCCACAGGACACAAGGTATTTATCTCAGGAAAGAGGGAAGACAACTTCAGGCTCAAGGTAAACCCTGAGTACAAGGCAAACAGGAAAGACGTAGTTCGTCCAATTCACCTGGATGCTACCAAGGAGTTCCTAGTAACACAGTGGGGGGCCATAACCTGCCAAGGGTATGAGGCAGATGACGGTCTAGGGATGGATCAAAAAGAAGCTGGCACGGTCATTTGCTCTATAGACAAAGACCTTTTACAAGTACCAGGACTACACTACAACTTCGTCAAGAAGCTTCTAACTAAGGTATCCCCCAATGAGGGGCTAAAGAACTTCTATACCCAAGTCCTTACAGGAGACAGGACAGATAACGTCATAGGACTGGCTGGAATAGGCCCTGTGAAGGCTGGGAAGATTCTTGAGGGGTTACTGCCAGAAGAGTACTATAACGCCTGTAAGAAGGCTTATAACGACGATGAGAGGCTACACAGCAACTGTAAGCTTCTTTGGGTCTGGAGAGCCCTTAACCAGATATGGGAACCACCCAATGAAGCGCAGCTTAAAGAGGCCTTTGAGGAAGCACCGATCCAAGTTAGAGACCAACTTCAACAACCTCTGTAAGACAAAAGGATACGATCTTGGCTATGAAACAACTTACCTACCTTTTACA